TTTATGGGTTGAGAGTTATATCAAACCAAGTAAGATCAGGGTCTTAATCAACAGCTCTGGTGGTTCCGTGCTTTATGGTATGAGTATCTTCTCTGTAATTCGTAACTCCTCTATACCGACGGAATGTATAAATGAAGGCTTGGCCGCCTCCATGGGATCTATTGTCTGGGCCGCTGGAGACAAATCGTTAATGAGGGACTACGCTATCCTTATGATCCATAATCCCTTCGACTCAACGGAGGATAACAAAGACACAGAAGGGGAGCCAGACTACGTAAAAGCGTTCAGGCAACAGATAGAGATGATCTACATGAAACGATGGGGATTTAACAAGACCAAGGTAAAAGAACTCATGTCTGGCAAAGAAGGTACCGATGGTACTTTTTTTACAGCTGAAGAGGCGGTAAAAGCTGGTATCATCCCAGTTGAGAACGTACTAAAGACCTCGAAACAAAAAATCGAGAAAGTCAAGAACACAATAGAGGGTATTACGGACAACCACCTTCTCAAGGACACCATAACCTCTATATGTGGGGAGCTATCGTCAAATGGATCTGATAACAAGGAAAATAAACATTCTATCAATGATGTCTCTAATCTTAATAAAAACAAACAAGAACCTACGGAAGTAGAGAACAAAACCAAAACAAACAATATGGATACAGGACAAACTATCGATTTTAATTTTGGTGCTGTCGTAGCTTCGCTTGGTTTCAAGGAAAAAGTCGAGGTTCCACAGGTCATGGCTCGGATCACCGAGCTGGTCAACGTAGAGAACAAGCTCAACGAGGCCAACCAGACCATTGACTCCTTGAAGATCGAGAAAGCCGGTGAGGTCACCAAAAATCAAAACTTAACGAAAGAGCTGGAAAACGTAAAAGCGGAACTACAAGCTTACAAGGATGCCGAGAAAAAGGCTATGAGCCAAAAGATCGAGTCTATGGTTCAAGACGCAATCAACGCTGGCAAAATCGAGGATTCCGCTAAGCAGAATTGGATCGATATGGCAACGAAGAATTTCGATTTGGCTAAAGCGACGTTAGATTCTATCCCAGCCAGAGACAAGATCTCCACTGAGATCGAGAACGACAAGGACAACGTGGAGAAAGTGAAAGATAGCGTGCAAACAGTAGAAGCTCAAATGGCTAAACAAGTCGAGGCTGTTGTTGGTAAGGATTTCACTTTCGGATCGCTTAAGTAATAATAACCAAAACCTTAACAATTAATTTATGGCAAGTGTAAGTTTTGCTCAAAACACATATGCGGGTGAGGTCCTAGAGGATTTATTGACCTACACCGCACAAGGTAACGATACCTATAAAGAAGGGTTGATTCATATCAAGAGCGGTATCCAGTACAAATACACCCTTCCATCCGTAAGCTTGGGTGACATCATCCAAGACAACAAGCCTACGCCGACAAGCCCTACGGATTCCAAAGGAACATATACGTTCCGTGAACGTTATCTGGAACCGAAGGATTTCATGGTCTACCTAGAGTTCAATCCCCGTGACTTCGAGAAATACTGGAAGTTCGCTCAACCGGATGGTAATCTGGTATTCCGTGAGCTTGACCCGAAAGTACAGGCGACGATGTTGCGATTGTTGATGGACAAGAAGAACGCTTTCATCGGAGACGCTATTTGGCAATCAGTTAAGGATGGAACGTCTGGCGCAGATGGTACATTCACAAAACCTGAAAACGGAATTGAGCTTGGTTCCGGTTCTTATAAGTATTTTGATGGGGCGATTTATCGCATATTAAAGAACTTAAAGGAGAACGTGAGCGGCGAGACCGTAATTAACGCTGGTGACACAGAGTTGAAGACTGGCGAGAACATAGAATCCGCCATGTACACGATGTGGCAAAAATGCCCTTACCAAATCAGAAAGAACAATTTAGTTTATATCATGGACTGGGGCTATTGGGACTTGTATGATCAATACGTGACCTCAAAGCAATTCAAGTACAATGACAATACCCAAGTCAACAAATACATGTTCAAGGGCAAAAGAATCGTTCCTATCGTCGGAATCCCGGAGAGCACGATCGTTCTTGGTAATTTCAGTACAGGAATGGACTCTAACTTGTGGATGGGTGTCGATTATGCTAACGATACGGAGGTATTGAAGATCGACAGATTACAAGCCAACTCCGAGTTATACTTCTTCCAGATGAAAATGAAGATGGACGTTAATATCGTTCGTCCAGCAGAGATTGTCGTTTGGACAGCTTACAAATTAACTTAAAAAAATAACCCAATAATCATAAAGAAGGGGCGAGGCCAAGCCTCGCTCCTTTTTTTATACACATAAATATGGCAAGAATCAAGAAAGAAACAGAGTCACCCATTGAGGAGCTTATCAACGAACCTGTAGAGGAACAAGGTAACGAACTTGTCACTCCAGCACCTCAAGTTATTCCCGACAACATTGACAGGATATTGAAGATGTATCCTGGATATGAGAAACCTTATATAGACAGCAAGGGCGAGGCTTATACAAGCCAACAACCAAACGCTCACTTATACGAAAACCCCTATTATAACAAGTAAGACATGGCAATAGGAACAGTATCTTTCATCAGAAAAGATGGCAATCTCACGCCAACCTCTGTTGGCAACGATCATATCAGCGGATTGATATTCAACCTACCAGTCGAAACCCAGATGCCACCCAGCATAAAGATCGGTGACGTGATCCAGTTATTTTCCGTTAATGAGGCGATTGGATTAGGTATCACTGAATTTGAGCAAGAAAAAAACAACTTCTTTTACGGTATCCCTTATTTTCACATCTCGGAGTTCTTCCGTATGAAACCGGATGGATCGTTGTACGTGATGTTCGCCGATTGTTCTAAGAACTGGAACGCTATCAAGACCATCCAATCCGTAGCGAATGGAGACATCAAGCAACTGGGGGTATGGACATCTCAAAACATTTGGTCCACAGCGTCCAGCTCAGAGGATGACTATTCGCTCAACCTTGTTTCCGATATCAATACGGTAGCGGAGGAATTAGCTAACGAGCATCGCCCGTTATCAGTATTGTTAACGGGTAACGCCTCTTCAGCAGACTCCACCGGGGCAGTCAAAACCATCGACCTAAAAAAGATCCCGTCCTGCATAGGCGATTTCCCGCGCGTGACAGCGTTGTTAGGTCAAGGTAGATCGGATTTGTTAAGACAGATGCAAATCGCTAATCCGAAACATTCCTCTATCGGTTGCGTTGGTGTCGCGTTAGGTTGCGTAGCCGAAGCAAAGGTTTGCGAGTCTATCGCTTGGGTTAACCAATTCAACCTAACCTCCAAACATATGAGCGATATCGAGTTCGGCTTTGGCAATATCGAGCTAAATGACACAGGAGATGATTTTATCAGCATGCTACAATTTGAAGCGTTATCCCCAGCCCAAATCGACGAGATAGAGGAAAAAGGGTATGTTTTCCCGATCAAATACGCAGGGAGAGCGAACGGCACCTATTTCTCCAAGGACAGGACTTGCTCAGATAGCGATTATAGGACTATCGCCAGAAACAGGACCATAGACAAATCAAGACGTGCGATCAGAAACGCTCTCCTTCCTTACTTAAACTCACCGGTATTGGTAAATCCAAAGACAGGATATCTAGCAGAGATAGAGATAAAAAAATACCAGAATGTTGTCAAGAACATCCTAAGCACGATGGAAGGCAATAGCGAGATCTCTGGATACAGCGTGTTAGTCTCCTCCAACCAGAACATTCTATTGACTGACACCTTAAAAATAATATACGCAATCGTTCCAGTCGGCGTGACATCGAAAATCATTGTTGAGGAAGGATTCGCTTTAACTAACGCTTAAAAACAACAAATATGGCAGATAGTACAACACCGCTTATTAATGGGCGTGCTTATGACTGGTCCATGATCGAGATCTATTTCGGGTTCGCCTCATCGTCCGAGGCGATTTACGGAATCAAGGCAGTCAAATGGGAACGGAAAAGAAAGGTTGAGTCTAATTACGGTATAGGTTCACAACCCATCTCACGAGGTTATGGAAACTGGACGTACACGGCTTCTATCGAGCTTGATTACGCCACCCAGGTGATGTTCCAAGAGGCTTCTCCGGATGGTACGTTGATGGGACTTGGAGAGTTCGACTTGATCGTTCATTTCGCTCATCCAGATGACGGACGAACCGTGACCACCCCTTACAGAAATGTATCTTCTCCGAGGATGGAATGGAAGCGAAACAAGATGATACCGATCTTTCCAAGGAGTTCGATCTTAATCCGGGAGGAATCGATACATTAACCACATAAAACATTTATAAGCCAAAGGGCCGTGTGAAAAATAACACATGGCCCTTTTTTACATTAAACAATTCCATCACTGACCTTCTATTCTTTCATAAACAACAAAAAAGACAATTTTATGGAAACAGAAGAAAGCAAAGAGCTTACATTAGCTCAAGAAGAAACTATCAAGAAAACCTTAGAGGAAATCAGAAAACAAGATCCCAAGAAAAACAAAAGAGTCTACCCTATCGTGGTGTTCGGCGACGAATACGATGACAAGGATGTGTATATCGCTTATTTCAGAGAGCCGGATTTCATCGCGTTCAGTAAGTTCGTACAATTGCAAAAGAAAGACGAAATCGCAGCTGTCCGATCATTGGCGCATGACACGTTTATCCAAGGAGATAAGGAACTGGTGGATGATGATTCCTTGTTCTTGTATGGCCTGTCCACAAAACTGGTCAATATCATTGGTTCCCGCCAAGCCAAGGTCGCAAATTTCTCGATCGCTGGCAAGTAAGGGATGACGAGTGGCTAAGGCAACATATAGCCCTTGTCCGTCATTACTTTCCCAGCGTAGAACTATCCACTATTTCAGATGAAGATTTCGCATTGATCGCCAACGATGCTTTGTGGTTGCATAAGCAAGTCTTAACCACATCATCTGTTAGGCTTTTTTCTTAACTACTTTATATACCCCTCTCTAAACCCCTGCCGACATGATGTCAGTAGGGGTTTTCTTTTTTAATCAAGTCTTTACGCTTCAAGCTATTCTTTATTAAGTAAACAATAACCAAAGCCTATAACATGGATTACAACGTCAGGTACAACATAGACATCAACGGGGCACAAGCTTCTAAAAGTATCAGTGATTTCCAAAACACGATACAGAAAACCATCCCTCCCATCATATCAAGTTTAGAAACCTTGAGAAAGGAACTGGGAAAGATCAACTCCGCTTTCGTCAATTTTAACAGGATCATTGGCACCAAACCCAAGAAGATAAAATATACTATTGACGGTAGTATAAAAAAAGAGCTAAAATCCCTTCAATCCCAGATCAATGCTATAAAAGGGAAAACTGTCACCATCAACACAAAAATCAATCAAACGACCAGCACCACGACAGGATCAATAATCTCTACCCCGAGAGGGAATAGTAGGGATTATGTCCCTAAAAATGGTAATAACAGGGTCGCCCGTGGTTTTGGGAACGGAGCGAGGGGATTGTTCGGAATGGCTGACGTAATGTATGCCGCTGGTTTCCCGTTCCCTAACATGATCGGAGCAGCCGCTATAGGTATGGGGGCCATGAGCATCACGAAAGATGCTGCCGAGTATGAGAATATCATGACAACCGTACGGAGTATCCTGAAAGCCACGGATAACGCTATCACCACGTTTAACCAGAGATTTTCCGATATGTCAAGGAATATCCGCAAGGTTGGTGTCGATACCAAGTTTACCACCACGGAAGTAGCTGGGGCGGCCAAATACCTTGGTATGGCGGGTTTGAATATTGAGGATATCAACAACTCTATAAAACCTATCGCCAACCTCGCTATTATCGGCGACGCTCCTCTTGACAGGATGGCAGATATCGTGACTAACATCCAGACAGCCTACGGGTTGGATAGCTCTAAAATGCCACAGATAGCGGATGTCCTCACGAGTATCACCACCAGCACGAATACCAATGTATTGGAAATGGGCGAAGCCATGAAATTTGCGGCCCCTATGATGAGTATGGCTAAGATATCCTTCAACGAGGCTACGGCTGCTATTGGCGCACTAGCAAACGCTGGATTGAAAGGTACGGTAGCGGGTACAGCGTTACGGGCAATGATGACAAGATTATTGAATCCTACAAAAAAGGAACCGAGGTCTTGAAAAAATATAATATCCAATTATATGAGTTAGATAAAGCAACAGGAAAAACCAAGTTAAAGTCATTGTTCGATATCTTCTCACAACTCAAAGCTAACGATGCCAGTATACAGGACCTGACCAGGCTATTCGATAAGATCGGAGGAAACGCAGCCAACAACGTGTTCGCCGAGTTGATGAAACTCCCAGAATTGATACAAAACTCTGTCTATGCCGCCGGCCTATCGGATCGTATCGCATCTGAGAAGCAAGAAACGATCAAGGGTAAATGGGATAAAGTCACGTCACAATTCACGGAGACTGGGATGAACGTGTTCGAGGCTTACAGTCCCGTTATCAAGGAAGGGCTGGATAATTTGGTCTTATTGTTACAACAATCTGGTACAGCCAAGATGCTCAAGGATATAGCATCAGGATTGATCGCAATAACAGAAGGCTTGATCAATGTGTCCACATGGGTATCAAAAAACTGGTATTGGCTGGAACATTTTGTAGTTGGAGGCGTATTATTAAAGAAGATATCAAATATAGTAGCCTACATAACCTCCATGACAAAAGGTCTTCTTGATACCGCCAAGGCAACTGGGGTATTAACAACCGCCATAAGCGGAGGATCAGGAGCGACCGCTGGAGGTGGTTTGTTAGTGGCTATCGGAGGAATACCCGCCATAGTCACAGCGGCAGTTACCGCCCTAGCGTCTTTAGGAATAAGCATGTATGGAGCCGGGAAAACGACACAATCCGTAAGCAAGGCTATAGAGAAAGAATACGAGAACCTATTGCCAATATTCAAGGATAAGGATAACGATAATAACAGCGCAAGCGGAAAGAACAATATAAAGAAAATCTTGTCAGGGACAGAATATTATGATTCATTGGGATACGATCTAGGAACGATGAATATGCTGTTCAATGGCGAAAGTAGCGTTTATCCGCAATACATGAGAGCCATGTCCGAGAGAGGTCAATTAGAAGGCTCAAAAATAGCCAACCAATACCTCATGGCCTCTATCGGTATGGAGAACTTAGGCAAGGATAAGATCAAATCGATCTACACTAACCTTATCGATGACATGGCAAGCCAAAAAAGGGCTTACCAATATAGCTTCGGTCCTTTTGCCAACCTTACCGAAGAGGAAAGATCAAGAGGGGTATCTGTATTGAATAGTATCAATCAACTTAACGCTGACACGGAAGCCAAGACCAAGCAATTCACCGAGGCCATGAATAAATCCATAGACTTGGGTATTGACTCTTTAAGCGAACTGATGAACCTCCAAATAAAGATCGCCAGCGGTCTACCTATAAGCGAAAACGAATCAATCAATCTCATAAAGAACCTAACAGGTTATGACCTTAGCCAAAAAGGTCTAGGGTATCATGTAATAGCGCCTTCCGGAGATATCGTGTACGAGGATAAGGAAGGTGCCGCAACAACCGCCAGATCCGTGATGTCCTCCCTCAGAAAACTTGGTGCGAAAGGATGGTTTTTGAATCCATTGATCTCGGCGTTAGGGGAGATCAAAGAATTATTTAACATGTCCGAACTCCAGACCACAAAGGATATCAGGACAGAAGGAGACTTAAGTGAGGGCGATATAGGGTATGGAGGAGCTTACAGTGGTGTAGGAAAAACCAAAGGGACACAACCCAAAGTGATCACTATCAATATCCAATCCCTCATCGGTAGCGTGAACATAAACTCAACCAACGGGGAAGATATGGAAACCCTCAAGGACAAAGTGACACAAGTACTCATAGACGCAATAAAGGATTTTGAAATATCATATAACTAATGGAAAAACTAAATATCATAGGTTCACCGATCAGGGAGCCTCAAAATAACAAGCCTAGGATATTCGCAAACGTGACCGGTGAATTGTCAAAGAAAACCTTGCCTTCCCTGGCTCCAAGGGATTATAAGGGGTATGCCATCAAACGGGTTATCGGTGAGTTATACAAGGGTAAGGACCCATCGTCACTTCTTACATACATCCCCCGAATCAACCTTATAGACCGAACAAGAAACCCCAAGGCGTATCTCCAGAAAAAAGCGAGGATCGTAGAGCGTATAGTCACCTGGAGAACAAAACAAGCGGTGTTAAGGATGGCGGATGAGATCGTCAATGGTTCACCTGACTATAAGCTTCAAACCAGGTATAATCTCACCGATAGAGATAGCAATATCAAGAAACTAGTAGAAGCTAATACACCTGTAAATCTACTGCAAGAGAAAGGTCTGGATGGAAGTCCTATCAGGCATTACATACAGCTCCAAGTTAAAGACGAAGGTGAGAACTATACGTTTTTTGACGGACACGCTATCATCAAGATCTCTGAGCGAAAAAATATCCTGCTGACCAAGGTACAAAGCCGAGACCTCACCCGTAAGGAATACATATCAGGGGGAGATTATAATATTACCATCAGCGGCAAAATAGTCAGTCCCTACCAAGATGTATACCCGACAAAAGAGGTCATGGACTTGATCAAGATATTGAAACATAAGGACGTGATAACATGTCAATCCCCATATCTCGATATGTTCGAGATTAGCACCATTCTTATACTATCCTATGACCTCCCTCAAGCAATCGGTTTCTCAAACGTACAGAACTATACGATTAACGCCGTGTTTGAGAGAAATACGGAAGCGTTAAAGTTCGAGGAGAAAGAAAAACAGGAGATATTATCTGCAAAGCAGGTAATGCAAGAAGAAATCGCCAAACGTGAGGCTTGGTTAGCCGCCAACCCGGAGCAAGTCGTTTCCAAGGCCAGCCTAAAAGATTACCTGCGTAAGTTCAACCCCAAACAATTTATTCAATTACAAAACTGGATATAATGGAAATACATGGCTTAAGCATGCTGAATTGCCTTATCACGATTGGAGACGAAGATCCTAACGACACACTGCACATCTTAAACAAGATCACTGTCAACGAGGTTGTAAACCTCCAGATCAAAGATTCCTACCAGACCCTTATCAATACAGCCACGGTGGAGTTCACGAGACAGATCACGATCAAATCCTCTTTGAAAGACGAGTTCGGAACCAGAGAGGTCAAACTTGTGGGTGACAAGGATAGCTTATTCAAAAGAGGTAAGCGCATCAACATAAAACTCTGCTACGGGATAGACGAAAACCTCAAAACGATGTTCGATGGATATATCACTTCTATCATTTCTGGGAACCCATTCACTCTTGAGTGTGAGGATATGGGGTATATATTAAAGCAGACAGCCCTAGATCCGATAGAGACCAGCGCAAAAGGTACCAAGATAAATGAATTTGTGCCGAAGATACTGAAAGGTACCGGAATAAAACTTCATCCCAGCACGAAAGAGATGAACATGGAGATAGGCCAGATTATTTACCCGCAAAGCTGCACGGTGGCCGATATATTGAATCGATTCAAGAAATGGGGTATCATGTGCTATATGAGAAATTATAACGGTGTTCCTCATCTAGCTATAGGCAGGACATTCTTCTCAGTCAACACCTCTGAGTCGTTACTGAAAGATATGCCGGATACCCCCTACGATATAGAGTTTGATGAAAACGTGGCAGAGGATAACCTGTCCATCCACAAATTAGATCCAGCGCTCATGGCGTTAGAAGCTATCGCCATGTACCCGGATAACTCCATGTTTAAAGCGACTATCAGAAGAGACCCAAAAGACACATCCAAGTTTCAAGTGATTAATGAGACAAAGATAAGCAAGAACCAGTTAAAGAACACTTTATTATCAGAATATGATAAAAACAACAACCTTACGAACCAATATGGCGGCAAGAACACTAAAATCGATCTTTCTGCTTATAACATTC